CTATTGGTGCAGATATAAGAGATAGTATTAATTATATAAACGGTAACATACCCCAATTTCTAATTTATAATAGAGTATTAACCGCAGCTGAAGTTTTACAAAATTATAACGCAACTAAATCTAGATTTGGTAGATAATTATAGTATATGGGATTATCACATTCACCAAAAATAGTTACAAATGGTTTGGTGCTTGCACTAGATGCGGCTAATAATAAAAGTTATCCTGGCACAGGTACCACTTGGAGAGATTTGAGTGGTAATAATAATGATCTTACAATTGCGGGTAGTCCTACTTATTCTTCAACTCAAGGGTGGACATTTACTAATGGGTCAACTGCAAATTATATGATTAAAAATCCTATAACTTTTCCTACTACCACAATTAGTGTTGAAGTATGGTGTAAAACTTCAGGTCCAGGAAGTACAGCAATATTTAGCTATGCTAGTAGCGCGGCAGATAATGATTTTTTAATATTTGATCCTAGCAATATAGTCTTATATGTAGGTATAACAGCAATTTCATCAGGTGTGAGCATAACAGATGGTAATTGGAAACAAGTTGTAAGAACAAGTAACAGAAGTACAGGAGCAGAAGTTTTGTATGTTAATGGTGTCAGTCAATTTACTACAACTTTATCTGCCGGCACATTAGTTACAACCGGAGGGTCTTTAGTATTAGCACAAGAACAAGATAGTATTGGTGGTAGTTTTGATCCTAATCAAGCATTTGGCGGTAACATCACAATAGTTAAAGTATATAATAGAATATTAACCACGACTGAAGTATTACAAAATTACAACGCAACAAAAAGTAGATTTGGATTATAAATCAAATTAAACTTAATTATTTTAATATTTATAAACAATGAATGTAAAAGGATGGACTAAAATATGAGTGCTAATCTTGACGCTGACAGAGTAAGATGGCCTGGTAGTGGTAGTGCTGTAAATACAGGCAGTATACCATTTGGATTTTACTTAAGTGAACCAACACCAAGTAGTTTAACTGGAAGTGTTGGTTATTTTGAATATGACTGTCAAAAAAGTGCAGAATGGGCTGCTAAAAGAATGGGATATCCAATTATAGATATTGAATTGATTGATGTTAATTTTTATGCTGCATTTGAAGAAGCCGTCAATGAATATGGTGCTCAAGTAAATCAATTTAATATACGAAATAATTTATTAAATTTACAAGGATTAAATGCTGCGGACAATCCTAATATTACTGGTAAAAATGTTACTGGAACAGGATTACCATATATAATTCAATTAACAAAAGGATATGGAAGTGAAGTTGGTGTTGGTGGATATGTTGATATTAAAAAAGCTGCGGTTCAATTGAGTGCTAGTCAACAAACTTATGATTTACAGACACTAATTGGAACCAATATTGAAAGTGGAAGCAGAGTTGAAATTAGAAGAGTATTTCATGGTCCACCACCTGCATTTGCTCGTATATATGATCCATTTAGTATGACTGGTATGAGTTATAGCAATGTATTGAATGAAATGGGATTTGCTGGATATAGTCCAGCTACACAATTTTTGATGACACCAATATTTGAAGATTTATTGAGAGGTCAAGCAATTGAATTTAATGATATGGTTCGTAAGAGTGCATATAGTTTTGAAATTGTCAATAATAAACTAAAAATATTTCCAATTCCAACACATGATTATAAAATTTATATTGAATATGTAGTTGAAAAAGATAAATTTAGTAACGCAGCAACATTTAGTAGTGGAAGCAATTATGATGTAGTGAGTGATTATAGTAATGTACCATATCAAAATGTTAAATATTTTAAATTAAATGCGGTTGGTAAACAATGGGTGAAGAAATATTTCTTGGCATTGTGTAAAGAAAATCTTGGTTTAATTAGACAAAAATATAGTACCATTCCAATTCCTGGTGGTGAAGTAACATTGGATGGTTCTGAATTGAGAAGTGAAGCATCATCCGAAAAAGAAACATTAATTACACAATTAAGAGAAAATCTTGAAGCAACCAGTCGTAAAGCTCAATTAGAAGCTAAAGCGGATGAAAATGAAAAGATGACTTCTATATTAAAGAGTGCACCACTACTAATTTATATTGGATGAAATATTATGGCATTATTTGGAAGATATTATAGTCAGCGAGATATTAATTTGGTAAATCAATTTAATGCAGAATTGATGCGTGATATTATTGAAACATTGGTTGTTTTATTTAAAATTGCACCAAATGAAACCAATACAAACATTTATGGTGAAGCAGTTGCGGCTGAAGGTAAGAGTTTTTATTCTGGTGTAGAATTGAGTAGTTTAATTGACCGTGGCGATATTAGTACAGATGATGAAGGATTTGGACCTGATAGAGATCAAACTGTAGTATTTAAATTTAGAGAATTATCTTTAAAAGATGCTAGTTTTTATCCAGAAGTTGGTGATTTGATATTGTTTAATGATCGTTATCATGAAGTTGATAATGTGGTGCAGGAGCAGCTGCTCGGAGGTCAAGCAAATAAATCACATAGTATTATTTGCAATACTCATTATAGTAAGTTGAGCAAAATTAATTTAGTTAACCGTCAATATTAATTATGTGGCAAGGAAATAAAAACAATCCAGTACCAACAAATGATAATGTTGAAAAGAACAATCCTATTGTATCTAATGTAAGAAACATTGCATTGGATACTAGAAGAGATGAAGATCCAAAGAAAAACTTTACGGTAACACTTTTGGATGTTGACACGGCATTGATTAGTTATTTACAAGATGTTATAAATCCTACTGTAGTTGACGCAGGTGAAAACATAAAAGTGCCAATTATATATGGTAATCCTGAAAAATGGTATGCAGCAAAAGCTCAAGGTGCATTAAGAGATCAACAAGGTAAGTTACAAATTCCATTGATAATGGTTAAAAGAACATCATTTTCAAAAGATGAAGGTTATCAAACATTTAATCGTTATTTGAGTTATCCGGTGATGACGAAATTTAATGAAAAGAACAAATATGACAAATTTAGTTTATTAAATAAGACAGTTGCTCCTACAAATCAAATATTTGCAGTAACAATGCCAGATCATATTAAGGCTGAATATGAATTTATTGTATGGACTGAATATGTTGAACAAAATAATGCGATATTAGAAAAGATTAATTTTGCTGAAGGAGATTATTGGGGTGATAAACAAAGATTTAATTTTAGAGTTAAAATAGATAATTACACCAATACTATTGAATCAAGTGGTGAAAAAGATAGAATGGTAAGAAGTACATTTACTTTATCTACCAATGCTTATTTGTTACCAGAATCATTTGAAGATAGAAAACAAACAGTTCAAAGATTATTAACACCAAAACAAGTAAAATTGACAGCGGAAATTGTTAGTAGTACGCAAATGGCTGCGGTTAATAAAAAAGTTAAAGATAATACTTATAGTAACAAATCAAATCCATATTATAGTATTAACCCAATTGTTGATAATGATACTGAATGGAGATTTCCAAAAGGTACTATTGCAACTGAAGAATCTACAACGGCAGCGGGTCAAGCAATTACAACTATAAGAAAGAGTTATGCTGCATTAATTGAACAAACAATTAATTTAACAGTTACAGGATCATCGGATATTTGGCATCCAGTTCCAAATACACCAACTGATTATGGTGAAGAAGGATGGATGGCATATGATGGTGATTATCACTACATTTATGTAGGTGGTAGATGGTTGCGACAATCAATTGCGGAATGGGTAACATAATTACACAATTATTCTGTATAATTAAATTTTATATTTATATTTATAACTAGATGAACAAACAATTATATGCCATATCCTAATTCTAATGTATTAAATATAGTAATTCCCCAAACATCTGCGTCAATTGATCCGACAAGTACACAAGCACCATTTGTTGAAAGAATTATTAGCGGTTCAAGACTTATTTTACAAACAACGATTGATGGAACTTTAACTGGTTCATCTGATTTGAATGTAAATAGTATTACTGCGAGCAATATTAGTGCGAGTGGTTATATTAGTGCGAGTAATTTA